AGCACATGGGATTTCTTGAAAGCATAGGATTACGAAAGAAGAGCGCCACTCCAGTAGAGGAGACTTCCGGTGCCAACACCCAGTTGTCCAACATCGAACTTGAGCGGAGGCTGGAGGTGATGGCACGGAAGATCACCGCGACGCCGTATGTGGCGAACGCGAACTTCGTTGCGCTCTACAACACCGTCCCCGAGGTGCAGTGGCCGATCAACTACATCGCCACCCGCTGCGCCGGGGCGAAGTACCTGCTCAAGAGTTTCAAGGATGACAGTGTGGTTTGGGATAACGAGGCTGTGAACAAAATCCTCGTCAAGCCTAATGCCTTCGAGACGTGGTACCGCACCATCTTCAAGCATTTCGCCTACAAATTGCTGACCGGCAACTCGTACATTAAGGCCGCCATGAGCGACACGTTCGCTGGAGCCGAGACACTGTACAAGTGGTGTGACCGTTATGTGACGCTTGAGGCGCCGTTGGTGCACATCAAGTATCAGCGTTTCATCAACGACATCTACGGTGTCGCCGACATCTTGGACGTTGTGAAGTATTACACCCACGACATCGACAGCTACTACCGCACCAAGCCCATCGACCCGCGCTGCATCTTCCACGACAAGGACGATACAGTTGGTTGGGTGACGAACGACCCGTTGAAGGCCAAGAGCCGCCTGTATGCCGCACTCAAGGCCATCAGCAACCTCATTGCCGTGTACGAGGCCCGCAACGTCATCTACGTCAAGCGCGGTGCGCTCGGCTGGCTCGTTTCCGACCAGAAGGACGAGATGGGCAGCAAGGCGCTCACCAAGGACGAGAAGAAGCAGATCCTGGAAGAGACCGACAAGATGTACGGTGTCGGTGAAGGCCAGTACCCCTACGGCATCAGCGACGTGAAGCTGCAGTTCATCCGCACGAACCTGAGCATCACTGAGCTGGAGCCCTTCGAGGAGACGTTGGCTGACGCCATCATCATTGCAGGTCTTTACGGCATCCCCAGTGTGCTCATTCCGCGAAAGGACCAGTCCACCTATGCGAACCAGGCGGCTGCAGAGAAGGCGGTGTATTCGTCGGTAGTCATTCCGATGGTGCAGCGTTTCTGCCAGGAGTTCACCCGTTTCCTTGGCCTCGACAAGGACGGGCTGTACCTGGATGCCGACTTCAGCGACGTGGACTGCCTGCAGACGGGCAAGAAAGAGGAGCAGGAGGTTCACCGCTCCATCACCGACCGCTGCAAGATTGAGTTCGAGAGTGCGTTGATCACCCTCAACGACTGGCGGGCTCAACAGGGCTACGAACGGGTGGAAGACCCGCTGTATGACAAGCTCATCAGCGAGATGACGCCCGACGAGATAGAGAGAGTAAAGAATTTCATTAACCAAACACCCAAACAAGATGAAGGAGAATTTTCAGCGCCTTCTGTACAGAACGAAGGCGAATGATTTGGACGAGGCCAAAGGCATCGTGACTGTTGCCGTTAACGGCATCGGGATTGTTGACTCCCAGAATGACATCTCAATGCCGGGCTCGTTCACGAAGACGCTGGCCGAGAACATCGGTCGCATGAAGTGGTTCCTTAACCATGACGTGACGCAGCTGCTTGGTGTGCCCCTGGAGGGCGAGGAGAAGGACGGAAACCTCGTGATGACCGGCCAGCTGAACCTCGCCAAGCAGATAGGGCGCGACACGTTGGAGGATTACAAGCTGTTCGCCGCTGCAGGAAGGACGCTTGAGCACTCCATCGGCGTTCAGGCCATCAAGCGTGATGAGAAGGACAAGCGCAAGGTCCTGGAGTGGAAGATGTGGGAGTATTCCACGTTGACCAACTGGGGTTCCAATCCGCAGACGTTCCTTATCGGCATCAAGAATGACAGCGAGGGTGACGTTCGCAGAAACATCGAGTTTATCCGTCAGGCATTGAAGATGCGCTATTCGGATGCTCGCTTAAAGGAATACGAGATGAGACTTGACATGCTTAACAAAGCGCTTGAGGGCGCGGTAATCGTTACCTGCCCCCATTGTGGGCAGGAGTTTGTGTGGGACGATGCCGAGAAGCACACGTTCAGCCAGCAGGTGTTGGAGACCGCCAACATGTACCTGCGCTGGATCGCTGAGGACATCGTCGCAGAGGAGATGAGCAAGCTGGCACCCGAAATCCGCGAGGCTGTCTTGTCTATCCTCTCGCCCGTACTGAGCAAGTGCAACGGCAAGATTGACGTGGAGATGGTCGAGAAGTCGCTGAGCGACATCGCCGAGTACGCCTATTGCCCGCACTGCTATTCCCGAGTATACAAATCGACAATCATGCAAGAGCAATCCGCTCCCGTCACCGAGAAGACCGAGGATGAGCCGTCAGACGACACTCATGCCGAGGGCGAAGGTGCAAAGGGAGAGAAAGCCGCTGGTAGCACTTTCTTCGGTAGCCTCAATGCTGTAATCGAGAAACACTAACCATTTAAT